TCCTGCGGTTCCGCCCGTGGGCTAGGGTTTACCATCGTTATCTTGCGAGTCTCGTTACCTTCGGGTAGCGGGGCTCGCTTTTTTTTTGCCTTACATTACGGGTTTTCCCCCTCGCCAAGGACGCATGGGGTAAGGGGTGCGTGCGTGCGTGCGAGGGAAGCAGACTTGTGATCTGTGGCATCTATTCCCTAAAGACATGAGGAACATGACTTTAGGAAAGAGATGCTCGTGAAAGGTGTGCCTTCCGTGCAATACCACCCCCCAAGGGTCACGGGTACCAAACAAAACATGGCGGACGAGTTCGGGATCAAATGAAAAAAATATTGTTCCCCGCCCCCCTTCCCCTGGGGGTACCTAAAAGCGTTTTTATCAACGACTAGGTATCCTTTTACAAACGGTATTGCTTACAACTTTTTTGGAGTAATGTGTCCTCGTGGCTACAAAAGTTAACTCAGCAGGCTCAAAAAAGCTAAAACGTGACGTTTCCGACTTCATTGAGGACGGTGACATAGAAAAAGCATTAAATACTCTTAGGGATGGGTTACAGGCGACGAAGGTCAGCAGGTACAGAGACCCCAAAAAGCCTCGTGGAGTCCAATATTCGGAAAAACCCGACCATGCGGTTAGGTTTAGCTCCGCCAAATTGATGCTTGAGTACGGTTTTGGAAGACCTGCCACCCGTGCAGAGATAAGCATTACCGACGATACCCAGAAAACAGCCTCTCCAGCCGAAATTATGGAAAGGTTTAAACAATCAGGGGCTCAGCTGTCTCAAATCATAGACGTTTACTCAGAAGCAGTAGTTGAAAGCACTCTCGAAATCGAGAATGAGGGCTGATGGAGCAAAAACCCCTGAGGAGATGTTCAAACACGAGCTGTCCTCGGTTTTTGTGCGTTGGTGGTCCGAATCAGACCTTGATGACGACACTATGGCTTCAATAGCCAGCGATGTAATAGAAGAACTGTGCCACACATCCGTTGATTTCGAAGCCGACTTTGACCCCGAAAAAGAGGACGAGGAAGATTGATATGTGGTGCTTAACGACAATTAAAAAGATCAACTCTGACGCTCAGATCAAAAAGCGAATCGAACGCGCTCGCCGAATGAACCGAGTCAGGAAGCTAAAATTAGATGACCGAAGAACAAGACCAACTAGCGGACCTAATACGGATTGATCCAGAGGCTTGGTTCACGACCTTTGGTGTAATCAAGGACAAACGGGGCAAGGATATCAAGCCCGTTGCGAATACGCTCCAAAAGCGTATGTTCGAGCACTACCGCAAGTGCCAAATTGAGGATGTTCCGTGCAAAATGATCATTCTCAAGCCCCGTCAGAAGGGTGCTAGTACTTGTGCCCAGGCTTTGACCTACCACCACATGAGAAAGCATGACAACCTGAGTGGGTCTCTGATGGGCGATATTGCTGGCACGAGTGACAAAGTATTCGAAATTTACCGAAGATATGCTGAAAATGACGTGTTTCCCTGGGATGAGACTGGCGCCAACCTCCAGAACGGTGGAAACTTGGTTGACGAGATCCGACTGACCAGCCAGAGCGTTTACGGGAAAGAGACCGCTGGATCTAAGAATGCAGGACGAAGTGGGACAATTCAGGTCGGAAATATGACCGAGGTCGCTTTTTGGACTATGCAGGGCGAACGTGACCCTGCATTGGGTTACTTGCAATCTCTGTACGATGGGGACAACGTTTCTTTGGTTGTTGCCGACTCTACGCCCAATGGACCTGCTGGTTGGTTTTACCGAACCTGGGTACAGGATAACGAATGGGCTAAGATCTTTGCCGCATGGTTTGAATTTGACGACTCGGAAATCCCTTTCAAAACTGAGGATGAACTTCAGATTTTCAAGGAAACCCTTACCGAGGATGAGAAATCCGAGATGGAACGCTTTGACGTCACCTGGGAGAACATGCACTGGAGGAGAAGGGTTCTTCAGGACAAGTGCAATGGTGACATAAGCAAGTTCCGCCAGGAGTATCCATCCGACCCCGAGGAATGTTTTCTCATGTCTTCACGCCCCCGTTTTCACATCGAGGTCATTTCCGACATGTTAAAATCCGCCAAGACTCAATCTCCACAAACTGGAACGATCACTTTTCAGGATGACTCTAGGAGAGTGGGAGCGTTCCGACCCGACAGGGGAGGGACGTGGAAGGTTTACGAAGAGCCTCAGTACGATTCCAAATACGTCATTGGCATAGACACCTGCACAGGAGAGGACCAACAACAGCAAGGGTTGGCTGCCGACCCTGATTTTCATAGCGCTCAGGTTTGGAAAGCCGCCTATGAGGATCATCGTGGCGACTGGCACGTCCCAAAACTCGTAGCCTTGCACCATAGCCGAATAGATATTGGCGTATTAGCCGAAGAAATTGCTGCCTGTGCAGCTTTTTATGGAGGTGCGTTTACCGTCCCCGAGGTCAATAATAGCGGTTTGGCATTGGTAAAATATCTTCTCGACCTTGGTGTAAGCGTTTATCGACGCAGAAAAACCATTGATTCCATGGGTATGGTCGAAAAGAGCTACGGCTGGCAGACCGACCGACTTACGAGAAAGACAATTATCGATCATATGGCTGCACAGATCATGGATCGGAACATTGACATCCCAGACGAGAGTATCGTACAGGAATTAAAAACTTTCGTAATTGACGACAAGGGCAAGCCTACCGCCGCCCCTGGTCACCATGATGATCACGTCCTGGCAGCCGCCATTGCGATTTACAATATCGACAGCGCCAGTTCATACAAATTTCCGAAGAAAAAAGAGATATCCAATCGCATGCTCCGAAAGAACCCTGGACTCATGTGTCCCGACGGATTTATGCGCGTTCCTCTCAAAACTTTCCTATCTCAAAGAAGAAAGCGTTCTAATACAATCGGTTGAGCGTATAGCACGCCTAAAATTACTATGCGATAATGCCAGCATTAATACCGTTGTTAGGGAAAATACTTTGGGGTGGAGTTAAAATAGGCGGAACTATCGCCGCTTGGGAGTACGTAAGGGAACAACTCGGACTCGACCCTACCACCCCACCTCCCGCTGACGAGAACGAACTGGCGCAATTTGCAAAGGATCACCAGGAAGCTCTGACCAAATTACAGAACGACCCACAGATCCAGCAGGCTATACAGCAGCAGGGTCAGCAGCAGGGCCCTATGCGCGACCCAAATTCTTTACAGGGACAAGCTAACCAGCTAACTGCCGAAGCATCCCAACTACCCGATTACGTGGACAGACTTGGTGGATCTGGTAGTAAAATTCGCAACCGCACGAAGATGAACATGCTCGCCCAAGCTGGTGACAAGGTTCGCAAGGCTGGTATTCAGGACCGTAATGATTCTCGTGACTTCGGTCGAGCCAAAACCTTTTGGGACAACCCACTCATGGCTGATAAGCATGGCACTGGCGCCATGATCAATGGCGGATGGGAAGACCTTGACGAAAAAGAAAAAAGACGATTTTCCGATTGGGTCAAGGCTGGCATGCCCTCGAACAGGGCTCCCAAGTTTGACACTCCCGAAGTCGCCACCACCCCCGCTCCCGTTACGCCAACGACTACAGCTACGCCAACGACCAATCCTGCCGACCCTGCCGCCCCTGCCCCAGTAGATCCTAACGCCCCTCCCTCTCCAGAAAATGTTCCCGATATCCCCGTGGATACCACCTCTGATGACAGGGGTGCGGAAGACACGACCTCTAATGCGTACGCTAACGAAGTTACAGAGGGTGACGACTTTAACTGGTTTAACGACCGAGAATTTCAAGACCCCAAGGTTCTTGAAGAAGCTCTTAAGCACGCCAAAACCCTTCCTGTTGAAAAAAGAAAACCTTTTATTAACCAGATTCGATCCAAATTCGAAGAGCAGAGGAAAAAGGAGTTGGACGAGAGCAACTCCGATATTTCTGACGCTATAGACGGCGGGATGTACGATAAGACTCTTCAATGGATAACGGATCCGTCCAGATTTTTTAACAGTGACGACGAAGATTCCGCTAGACGGAGTAGAGAAAGATGGGACGCAGAGACAAAATCGGACATTGATAAACGCAATAAAGAGATCGAGGGAAAATTCGCTCAGATCGAGGCTCATATCAAAGAAGCCGAACAAGGTGGCGCTCTTTACGAAGAAGCTCCTGCCGCTCCTGCCGCTCCTGCCGCAGGCAATCCAGGATCCACAGGACCGACAGGACCTGCTGGCAGCCCAGGATTAGAAGCCCTCCCCGCATCCGACCCATTTGACGAGCCCCAGGTCAAGACTGGCGAAATGAGGAACGCTTTTTTCAGCGAATCTCCGAAACTTTCCGATGAAGAACTAG